GTCCATGTATTCAACCATACCGAATGATGATGCTGGTAGTGGTGGATGTGATAAAGGCATAATGCCTGCACCTGGGTCACCTTCTACACGAACAATACCACCTGGTCTTGATGTGAGCATATCGTCTAGGTTTACTCTGTCTGAGATAGCATAACGACCATTGTTAGCTAGATACATGTTATCTAACTGACCACGAATAAGTGTAGACTTGATAAGTTGAATGTCCATAGTCAAGTCAGCATAAGAACGACCAATATGTCTATGTGGCATTATCATTGGTGTGATACATGCAAATGGAACATACTCGCATGGCTCTTTGTAGAGAATAGTATTGCCTAACACTACTACTCTATGTCTCTTACCTTCTAACTTAATGTATGTGTCTTTAACTAGAGCTTCGTTAGACTCAATAGCTCTGTCATATTCTTCGTCATAAATATCACGTGCATTAGACTCTTCTTCAAATGTATCACGAAGGTCTGACATGATAGACTTAATGTATTCTAGTGGCTTGTCAAATGTTTCTGCAATATCTGACAACTGCATAACTTCTCTGTGCTGAACGAAACGTGCATCTTGTAAGTTAGGACCTGATACTTCTACAGATACCATCATGTTTTCAGGTGCTACGTTCTCAATGACAATCTCTGTTTCTTTTTCTGTAATCTTGAGCTTAACGTCATGTAACATAGGTTGCATAACTGTAGCTGGGTCAACACCATTGATAGCTGCTTGTTGATAAACAACATCCATGTTGACACTTGGGTCAGGATATGCTTCGTGTTCTAATACTTCTGTATTCTCATCTGACGCTAACATTTGGAGCTGGGCGTCTGTTAACCCCTTATATTCGTATTCTTCTTCTTCCTCTTCTTCTTCGGCATATACTTTTACATAACCGTTTTTAGAGAGTAATGCGTCTTTAAACCATACGTAGAATATCTTGAACCCTTCGTTCTTTTCCATCACGATATGGTTAATGTAATCTGTTTCTTGGTCTGCTGCGTCTTGGTCTTCTGGACCTTTAGGGTCAAACTGAACAACCTTATCACCGGCTACAAAGACTTTTAGGAGTTGTGGGAGTGCTGACTCAATCGTATCTTGAACGTCATAAGATACGACTTGTGAACGACCTTCTTCTTCGTTACCGAATGGTTGTCCTAGGTAGTAGTCAATCGCTTCTGCTCTATCATTAGACAATGCACTATCATTTACACCATAGGCAATATTCTCTTCTGCCTCAATCTGTGCAATTATCTCCATGTCTTGTATCTTCATACTATTCCTCTGTTATTGTATTGTATCTTACCAGTAGTCCATGACTCGTTCTTCATGTTTTCTATGGAAGTACATAAGTATCTAAATGCGTCTGCACCATGGCTATATTCGTCATGTAATGGCGCACCAGGTTCGTTAGTTGCAGAGTTTATACTTCTGCGATAATTCTTTAAACATTCAACAAGTCTATGTGCTGACTTGTCAAAGTATATTCTATGAAAGTTCATACGTGCTAGTTTAATACCAGACTCTATATCTTGTTTAGGAACAATACGTACATCCCAACCAAGTTTACGCATAATATCTTCTGCTGATATACCATGCTTAAAGTCTTTAGACTGTCCGTCATGTGGTAAGAACATAGTTCCCCAATTGTATGACATATCTTTTAACTGTGCTGAATAACTATCTAAAGTCCTATGGTCATCTTCTATGTAACCAATAACACGTAAGTCTGATACACCTTTTTGGCATAGGATAACTGACATGCTATCGTTCCAACCTAAGTCCATCACTACATGAACCTTTAACATTGGGTCATACGGTACAGTAGTAATACGGTTATTCTCTTGTGCTTCTCTTATCTCGTTAGCATAGATAGCACCATCTACAGCAGCTTTACATTCACCTTCCCAGATGTTTGCATAGTCAGGATTAGTCTTTTCGCTATGCTGACGTTCTATCTCTAGCACCTCAGGAAACCATGGGTTGTCTTGGTAATTAACCTTAACGACTTTAGCGTTCTCTGGTGGATTAACGACAAATCTTTGGTATGTATCATCTGTATCTATGTTAGGGTTAAATGATACCCATATCTCTGAATTAGGTTTACGTATTGTAGGTATTAAAATGTCCCACGACTTCTTTGATACTGTTTGTGCCTCTTCCACCCAGACAATATCACATCCTTCAAAAGACTTAATGGACTCCACAGTATTAGTAGCCAACCCAGTAAAACTGAACGTGCTACCGTTAAGACCACGTATCTCTGCTTCCAATACTTCATAGAAAGCTCCTAGACCTAATGCTTGTATTTGGTCGTTAAGTAATGTATGAACTGACTGCTTAATAGACTTTTGTATTTCACGTGCGCATAAGACACGTGTAGGTTCATTAGCTGCTTTTATAAGCAATGCTCTAGCATAAGACCATGACTTACCAGAGCCTCTGCCGCCATAACTTACTTTATATCTGTATGGCTCAAAAAGAAACTGTAACTTATCAGGAAATGTTGCTATCGTCTGGCTTGACAAAGAGTATTCCTATTCCACTAGGTAAGTTAGAACCATCTGGTCCTGTTAATTCTTGAGTAGCTACAGCTTTACCATCTAGTCTATCGCCTACTTCTTTCATAGCACCTAAATCACCTTCGGCTGCTTTTTCAAATAGCTTTTCTGCTATAGCATGTATACGCTTATAGTCTTCTTGTATGGCAAGTTTACGAATCGTATTTGCCCATATCCTATTGTTTTTACTAGAATTTGTGTTTCCTGGTTGCCCGCCTACTTTACGCTCTAATTCTTCTTCTTTGTCCATAATATTGCAACTCCATTAGGTTGGTTGCCCTTTAATTATAATCTTTAAATGCTGACTTTCCTTGTTTGTTTAACTTTAAGTATTGTTTATAAGCATTTTCTTTTAATGCTCTTGCTTCAGGACTATTTTGTGATAATAGACCTGCTTCTAATAATTGTATGTTCTTTATCATCTGTGGTGTCATATCTTGAGTTACCATAGGATAAAATGGTTCTTTAGGTGTATTGCCACCTAGTGAGTATTCTGTAATGTAGCCACCTTGTAAACTAGGAATCAAACCTTGCCATCCTGAAGTCTTTGGCATCATTTCACCACCGTATGTGCCATCTTTTTTCATAAATGCACGTAAACCATAAGGGTTAGGATAGTTAGTAGCTAATAAACCACCTTGACTAGGAATAGATGCTTCACCTGTACTTAATAATGACTGAGCTGCTTGTTCTTTAGCACCTTGTTGTGCCATTTTACGCATCTCTAGTTCTTGTGCGCTAGGTTGTCCACCTGTCATAGCATTAACTAAATAGTCTAAGAAGTTCATAGTTCTGACTCTCTATTCTTTCCTTTTAATGGGTATATCATTCTTTGATACGTCTCAAACCATTCTTGACTATAGTCTGTATTCTGATAGTCTTTAAAGCATGGTGTGCCTAATGTGTGATGCACTAACTTGGCATCTTTGTTGTATTCGTATTCTGTTTCTAGCCAGTTCCATGTTTCGTCTAGCTTACCTACTTGTTCTTCAGGATATTTGAGCCATTCAAACCTGTGTAGGTATTTACCTGTTTGTTCTTGCACGAACTTAGGTGTTAATTGTTTATTGAGCCAATGCCCACAATTCCATAGCATTACTGATGACCAGTTTTTCTTAGGGTAATCTTCATTTTTAGCACCTAGATATTTGATAGGATGCTTTGTTGTGTAGTTATGCTTTACGACTTTGACTGCTTCGTCATTATCAAAGTTCGCTAGTATCTCTGCAATATCTGTTCGGCAAGTCATATCTCCATCTACGAATAGTGCGATACCTTTAAAGTTATTTAGATATGGCACTAAAAAGCGTGAATAGATAAATGCGTTGCTACCGTCTTTATGTGTTTCTTCGTAGTCTTTTAAAGTATTTAGTGCTAACGGTGTAAAACTTACCGGTATAGATGACTTTTCTATAACTGACTGGCAAAAGTTATGATATGCAACTGGTTCTACCTTGCCATCATATCCTACGTATATATCTAGCTTTACCACTTTACCTTGTTTGCCCAGTATGCGGCTGACATTTTACCTTTTGCAATGTTTTTAGCGTGTCTTGCTTTAAATGACTTTGCTCTATCTGTATTTGTTTTGTCACCACTTACACCTTTTTGACCAAAGCGTATGAGTTTTTCTACTCCACCTTCTCTAGCTAATACTGCATGTGACTTAGTAGGATGACTTGGTGTGCGTTTAGGTTTATTATAACCTGAGAATGTTTCTTTGCCCTTCTTAATCATTTCTTTTTAACTGGCTTTGCTGATTGTTTTAGAGCTTTAGCTGTAGGTGCGCCTTTAGTGCCTGGTTTGCGCATTTTCTCGCCACTACCTGCTGCTATACGTTTACGTTTAGCATGGATGTTAGCCCATAAGCCTGGTTTAGTAGCCACGCTTTGCACCTTTTTTCATAGATTTTGCTGCTACTTTCTTACCTGTTTTCTTTGCGTATTCTTTAGCTTCTTTCTTACCTTTTTGTGTATAGGCAAACTTTTTAGTTCCGACCATTGGCATAATTATCTCCCTTTTTTCATTTCGTTTTGTACAATTTCACGAATCATCTTATCAAGTTCTGCTTGTTTGAGCTTCTTCTTTTTCATCTCAATCGCTTCTTCTTGCTTATCTAATTTTTTATATTCATTAGATTTCATCATAGCTATTTACCTTTCTTTTTACCTAGACCACTAACTGATAAAGCTATTGCAATACCTTGCTTTTTATTTTTTACGACTGGACCACCTTTGCCTGAGTGTAATTTTCCTGCTTTAAACTCACGCATCACTTTGCCCATCTTCTTTTCTTTCCCTGCTTTGGTTGTTGGTTTCTTCATAGCTTTCCCTTAATTTAATAAATCTGTGGTCATACCTACAATCGTTACATAATGAATACTCTGTAAAATCAAAAGGCTCACCGCATTGTTCACAAATGGATAACTTCATATAAAAGAAAAAGCCCAACCACGGAGAGAGTGCAGTCAGGCTTTTTATGTAATTACGTTTTTAACGGACAGGAATTATCTGAGAAACGATATTATATCATATATAATAAATATTTTCAACAAGTTTATGCGTTTATCCGTCTTCCTGCTATTGTAAGTAAATTATCGTATGCCATCTCTAATTGCCAATAAAAAGCAAGTGGTGGTTTAGCACCTAAGTATTTAGCATATATAGCTTGTTGTTGAGATGAATCTAAACTATGGATAATAGCATCTATTGTTCGGACATTGCTCATGTCTTGAGCAGAACACATTTCTTCAAAGACCTCTGAAGTTGATTCTCCACCTGATGACATACCTATGCTTTTAGATGGATAACCTAATTTGTGATTATCCGACTTCATCCATCTAGCCCAGTCTTCTAGGATAGATAATAAACGTTCCATACTAATCATATTGTGTTAGCGTATATGCTACGCTTTGCCCAAATGTTTCTTGTGTAGTTCTTTGTTGCAAGTTATGTTTAGCGTCATCTGCATTATGTATGATAATGCTTTTTATCTGGTCATCTGTAAAGTTTGCTGTGTGCCCAAATATAGTTTGTAGTGGATGTGGTTGTGGCACGTAATAGTGCATGAGTCTATTTTGATTATCTTTGTAAGCATGAATAACATTTGCATCTCTCATCTCTACAAGTATGTTCTTTGTAATAGGATAGTTAGATTGTATATGTTCTGCTATGTCGTTTATGGTTCGTGGCTCTGTAAGATAAGCTAATATCTTTTCTTTCACGATACATCTTTCACTTTGCAATGGTATTTCCTTTTCTCATCTTGATGCCATCCATGAACATGAATAGTCCAACCTGCCTCACGAACAGCATTTACATTTTCATGGTTAGCTATTTTTTTACATCTTGCATTAAGATTGGACGCTGTGGTTGTTTGAACTGCCAATACTTCTTTACCCTTTAAAGCTAAAAGGTCTATAAATCCAAAAAGGTCTTGTCTTATTCTAGCAAAAGCGTTCCAATGCTCAACAATTGCTACTGTATATCCTTCTTCTTTTAATTTAGCTAAACTTAATTGAGTCGGTGATTTACTTGCCATCAAATTGGCTTTCGTTAGGTTTAGATGTGCCTTCCCATAATCTTTCTAATTCACCTGTAGACTTGTTGAGTTCGTATTCAGCTAAATGTGGTGATGTATCAGCATCTTTCTTTTTCTTGCCAAATATCTTATCAAAGTTTTCGTCAAATACAGCTCTATCTGTAAACGGTCTTGGTGCGCTTCCTTTTCCCATTATATTATTCCTATCATTTCATGTTCCCAAAGATATTGCATTGTAGTAACGTAAGCTCTGTTCCACATCTCACGTCTTTCTTCTTTTGTTAAGTTTTTACCCATATCTAGTGTGTAATGGCACTCATAACATAATGCAGCACATAACGCATCTGATACTTTAATACCCATACCTTTACCTTCATTACGGTGTGCAGCACAAACTGTTTCAGATATTATACCACAATGTTGACAAGGCAACTGTCTTAAAAGTTTAGTTAGTTTTTGATTGCGATATATCATATTTTTTAAATTTTTCTGAAATAATTTTAGGAACTGTAGCATCCCAATTTATGCTGTGATGTAATCTTTTTTTGTTTTGACCCATTTGTCTTACTTTTACACTAGATGGATTATAAAGCACAGAATAAAAACTTTTAACGTATGTGCCAGAACTTAAATAAATATCAGTTAAACCACCAGCATTACTTTGAGTTTGTTTTTGTTCAAGTCTTAATTGTGCAATAGTCATAAACAAATAACCTTTATAACCAAAATAACAATAAGCATTTACATCTTCATTAATTCTACCTACAAATTGAAAAGGTCTATCAACTGAACACAAAAAACTATTCATAATTTTTCTTGATATTTGACCATCTAAAAATGTTTTACTTAAACCACTATTTTCACCACCAATAAAATCACCACCTTGAGCCATGCAAATAGAAGTAAAAGATGTTTTCTTATAAAAATCTAACATGATTTCAAATATCTTGTCTAAGTTTTCAATATATTTATTCGTTACATATTTTTTATTATTATCAAATGACCATCTAAAATCAGTATAGTCATCATCAAGTTGAATAAAATATTTATAACCTAATTGTTTAGCTATATCAAAACAAGCATTTCTAGCAAACACTACTGCCCTTTTATCATCAAAACAATCACCAATGTCAAAGGTAGTTGCAACTTTATCTTTAGAAAAAGTAATTACTTGATTACCATACTTTTCAACATATTTATGATGAGATTTATCTTCATCATCAAGAATAATAAAAATTTTACCTGTATAACCTTTTTCTTTTAAAGTGTCGTAAGTGTACACTCTATCATGTCTATTATGACTTAATATAAAAACACAAAAATTATCTTTCACTTTGTTCTTCCAGATATTGATTTGATAATTGATTATTTAAAGCAACATAACCATATTCAATAGCTTTATCAAAATCAACAATGACTAATGCTGATTGTTCCATTAACTGTTGCATTTCAGAATTTGAATGAGCATAGTAATCTGCAATTTTTGAAAAATTAAATACAATATGCCTATATGCTGCAAAAATTAAAAATTTCTTTTCATCTTCAGAAACATTAGACTGATTAATTTTTTGGATTAATTTTATTGTTTTTAAATTATCAAACAATTCATATATGTTAGGCTTTTCATATTTAGGTACATATAAAGGCACATCAACTTTTTTTGTGTATGTTGTGTCAATAAGACGTTGCTCATTATCATCAAACATTTCTAATTTTTGTTGTATTGTCATGACTAAAAATCCCAACCCCAACCCATTGTTTGCGCCCATACCTCTATCTGCTGTTGGTATTCTGTCATCTCACTTGTGGTTAGTTTAGTTGTTGACTTTATAAGTTCTACAGGCATACCTGCTATTTCTGTTTGGTAGCGTAAGAATTTATACCCCATGAGTTCGTGTATCTTATCTTTTTCTATGCCTAAATGTTGACCTATGCTTGTGTATAGTTCCCATAACCTTTCGTTTTGCTCAAGACTTCTGTTTAGTTTAGCGTCTGTGACTGTAACACGCCAACGTTTAGTAAAGTCAAGAGTTTTTAGCTTCTCTATTAACATTGGCAAATTGTCTTTGGTTAATGCCCACTTTATCATCTCTCCATCCTTTCGTTTTAAATACTTGTCCGTCTTTAGAAGTTGCTTTGTATTCTATATCTGAACCAAATAGCTTTTTACACTCTTTAATAAAATCATTTATGGTCATTATTTATCCAGTTTTTATCCCACATTTCTTTATAATTGTCATCTTTGTAAAAGTCTTCACGTTTCCATCTATCAAACTTTTGTCTAACATGCAATGGTAATATCTCTTTAGGTTTATCTGGTGTTTGAATAACATATTCTACTGCATTATAAACAGATGTCAAATGTGTAAAAGGTAAATTATCAAGTGTCATGGTGATTCTCTATAACATAAAGTTTTTTGACTAAACCAAAAATTAAATGAGCCTTCCCATTGACCATTTCTTTGTTTTTGAATAAATACTTTAGCATCTGGAATAATTTTTAATTCATCATCAGAAGTTTTACCTTCTTCTACTAACTTTTCTTTGTATCGGTTGCGCCATACACAGATAATGTTATCGCATAGGTTTCTTATATGTGAAC